GAGCTGTTGGTAATCCCGATCCACGTGGCTAGGGTTACCTCAAAGGTCGAGACGTCCCCGATCAGCAAGCTCGTTGCGGCGGTGTAGTCGTCAATCGTAACCGCGGTAACCGGAGTGTCGAATGCTACCGCCGGAGTGTTGAACGCCAGTGCCTCCGGAACGTCCGAGCGACCGTACGGCATCGCTTGGAACGTGACATCGACCAGCGAGAATAGCGCTTGCTCCGTCCTCACGCTATAATGCACGACAACGTTCGATAGACCCATGCAGTCAAGGAGCAGTGGATCGGCACCGTCGCGGGTCCACGTCATCACCCACGATTCCTGCGCCGTAATCTGCAGTAGTAGCTCGCGGGCACCCGCAAGGGTCAATCGGTCCTGCGCCTGGTTGCCGGTAGTCGGCACCCCGATAACGACCGGAATAGTCGGGGTGCGGTTTGACGCCCGCTGTCCCGTAACCACTTCACCGTCAAGCAGTAGGCTCGCCGTTTGCTCGTACGTAAGCTTCGGAGCGGAAAGATCGAACCCGGTACCGAGTTGGAAGATCGCTCCAGCGGCCTGCGGGTGCGTTGACACCTGCCCGCCGCTAAGCAGCTCGATTACGCCGCCGAGCACCAAGCTATCGGTCATCACACTCCCCTAGTCGAATACGCCGCACGGTACGCGGCACCGCGGGAGGCCCCGTTAAATGCGTCCGCAACTCCGGCAGCGGTGGTGATTGCATTCTGCTCAACGGCCCGGATAAGCCGATCCAGTCGCTGTATCATCGACGTGCTAAGCTGACCACCGGCCTCATCCTGCGGTCCGACCACGCGCTCGAATCCGCCGGTGCTGTTATTCACGATCGTGGTCCCCGGGGGAAGCCAGCCGCCACCGTCCATGAACTGTCGGTAACTGCCATTCGTGTAGGCCTCCCACGCACCTAGTCCTTGCGAGAGGTACTTACTCCGGGCCATTCGGGCATTCGTGGTCGGGTTGAACGGGTCACCGGGGAACGGTAGGCCGAGGATCTGCCACAGGCCGGATGCACCGGACGGGTTGTGCGCACGTGGATCGCCACCGGACTCGGCCTTCCCGATAGCGCCCATCAGGTGGGCCAGGTTCGCTGCGCCTCCGATGCTGCGCCACAGTGCGGCCATTCCCGCGACGGAATAGGCACCACTCCGTCCTAGTCCGCCACTAGGTAGTCCGTTGGGTGGCACGCCCGTCCACAGCAGCGGCATTGCGTGTAGGCCCATCAGGATCGGGCCCATTCCGCCGCCCTGGCTTATCGCCGTGCGTGCGTCCTTGACAATTGCGACGTGACCGGGGTCCGGTCCACCTCCCGGGGAATGGTAGAACGCCAAGCCACCAGATTGCGGTCCGGTCCGCTTTACCCACGCACCCTGCGCTTCCGAGGTCCGTGGTGCGCTAATACCGAAGTGGCGGTATACGGATCCAGTAAAGCCGGAGCAGTCAGCCCCGCCCGGTCCGAGGGTAGTCCCGCCCCAGACATACGGGATCTTACCGATGAAGCTCATCGCGTACTTGACTATGTCGCCGCCCTGACCGCCCATTCCGCCGAGACCGAGAAGAGTGGTAACTGCGTTCTTGAGCAACTGGGCCGGAAGGGAGGTCAACAGCTGCGCCAGCATCGCCTTGCCGCCGCCGGTTCCGCCCGGGATCATGTCGGCCATTGCGTTGGTCAGCGCTGTCTTGTTGCCGGTGGCAATCGCTGCCGTTGCCCGCGCGACATCAGCTACCTTGCTGATTACCTCGCCGAAGAAGTGGCCGATTCCACCTAGGAAGCCCGCGGGGTGCGAAGGCGGATTACCGACTCGTCCACCGGTCTGGTAACCGGGTACTCCGGCCTCTTCGAACGCGGCTCGCATTTCCGGTTTCCGACTGTCCTCCTTCGAGACAATCGTTTCCCCGGGCTCCAGTAGTGCGGGGAGAATGTCACCGCCACCGTATCCGCCTACTGCGCCACCACGCTGGAAGCCAATCGCATACGGACGAATATGCGGACCGCCGACCTTATCCGACACCCAGTCAAACGCCCGGATCAAGCCGTTGACGACATTGCCGATCACCCACCTGACCGGAGCTTTAACCACGTCACCGAGTACCTGCCAAGCCGTCTTTACCGCTTGGACGCCCGTACGGAAGGCGTTAGGAACCGTAACGGTAACGACGTGGGCTAGCGGACCGAACACCTTGTCGCGAAGGAAGCTCCAGACGTCGAGGGCGATATTCTTAATGTCGTTCCAGCCAGTACGCCATCCGCCACGCAGGAACTCGACCGCCTTGCGGATACCGTACAGTGGCAGCACGATATACTGGCCCCACCCGTGCGTAAGGAAGGTCCACGCTGCCTTCGCCCAATCCTGGATGTCCCGCCAGCCCGCCTTCCAGAAGTTGATGAAGTTACCGAACGCGTGTGGGAGCTTGTCGGTAAAGAAGCTGACGAGCGGATTGACAACGTTGCGTTCAATCACCCCGACCGCGGCGCTCCACGCTCGGTGTATCTGCGGCCAGAAGTTAATCAGCAGCGCGAATAGTGCGACCACCCCCGCGACCACGGCGGCAATCAGCAGCGGCACTCCCGCGAAGGTCGCCGCCAATATCACGCCCAGCAAGGTAACGACAACGATAACCGCTAGCAGCTCATTCGGGGAAAGCACCGACATTAGCTTGGCGATCGCGGTCACCACGATAAGCATAACATGACCGAGTGGTGCCAGCCCGATCATTAGCTTGACGAAAATAGTGAGCAACGAGATCAGTAGGCTACCGAGTAGCGGACCGTTTGCGATGACGTACTGAATGAACTGGTGAAAGCCGCTGGAGGAGGAGAGACCCTCGGCCCACTGCGCGAATGCCCTAGCCAGCTGAACGATACCCGGGAGGATGACCCGGGCCAACGGCATAAACGCGATGACGATCTCAACGAACGCATGTGCCAACGCGATGCCGGCGAGACCGAATTGCTTGAGCGCGAACGCCCCGAACGTGCCGAGCATCGTAATGAACTGGTGGAACTCCGGCGACTTGACGATTGACGAGACGACCTGACCGAGGGTCTTTATCGACCCGAGCGCCGGTCCGATTATCAGTGGTAGCAGTCCGATAAGCGACTTAGCTACGGAAAACCAGGGGGTGAGTGCACTGGCCAATGGCTTCGCGAACTCGGACTGCAAACGGTGATAGAGGCCCATCACCTGCTGCAGCATACCGAAGAGGCCCTTCTCACTTCCGGTGAGGTTTTCGGTTGCTTTGGCCTCGGCCTGCAGGGCAGCCGCACGTTGGGTACCTGTTGTCGCCGCTTTGTACTGCTGTTGCGCCAACGTGAGCTTCTGGTAGTCACCGATCATCTTCGTAATGAGCGGCATCGCAATGATGCCCACGGCCCCGATTGAGGCTATCGCACCGGTGAATGCGGAAGTCAGCGCTCCCGCGATACCGAGAAGGGGGACCAGTGCGGCAACGGCCAGTGGTGCTAGACCGATAATGGCCGAGAACAGCGGAGTGGCAACGGTACTTCCTTCGGAGATGTTCTCGCCCATCTTGCCGAAGGCGCCACCGAGAGCGGTTACCGCACTCAGTGCACCGCCACCGAACATACTGCCGATGTTAACCCGCTTGCGGTTAAGCCGATCGACCAGGGAGGTCGTTACTTCGAGCTCAGCATCCGCTTTCGCCGTGTCAGCGTCAACCTGGATCTTGGCGCCACGGTTAAGGTTCTCGCGGAGAAGGGCGTAGGTTGCATCTACCCCGGCGATTTCCGTTTCCGCCTCGGCCGCTCCATCGACCTTTAGCTTAGCGGTGTAATCCTTACCTTCGAAGTCCTCGCCCTCGGCTTTGGCGGCATCGAGTTCATGCTGGAATTCGGAGCGATCGAGCTTGAGTTTAGCCTCGATCGAACCAGCATCAAACGTCATCCCCAGTCCGCCTCACCTGCGACAGTACGTACCGGTAGCATGCTAGGTGACGAATCGTCCTCTCCGTCCTCCCCGCTGCTGATGATCCCTTCCTTTCGCATGCCGTCGATGTACGTAAGCTTCTCCCACCACTCGCATGCGTCCCAGTCCACGGTCGGAAGGAACCGCGCTACGAGATAGCGGATCAGGCGCGCGTCCCGATACGGCTCAGGCCGTTCGCCGGCAACTGTGGCATCGAAACGGCGCCACCGGCTTCCGGGCGCAGCTCACCGGCCAGCCACATATAGAAGTGCATCCGGACACGCATCGGCAGCTTGTTGAGTTGTATCACCGTTGGCTGGTTCTTGCACAGCTTGGCGAATGCCTTCGTGAACCCGGAAACGAGCTTGCTAATCCCGATTTCACCGTCCATGTCGGCCATCGCCTGCATGATCGCCTCGGGTGCCGCGTCATCTGCCACCTGGTTAATACCGGCGATCGCCATTACCTCTCGCGACACCTTGGTGAGATCCTTGAACAGCGTCTCGATGTCCTTGTCGGACGGTTCCGGAACCGTCCCACTTCCCGCGTTGTACTTCTCGAAATTCCAGTCGAGAGGTGCAACGACCGTTCCTGCATCGAATCCCACGGCTGCCTCCTAGCCGTTGGTAAGCCGGTACCGGCTTACAGTGCCGGCGAAATGATGTCGATGACCTGGCAGTTGCTCAGGTCGGTCAACGAGTTGAGGGTGATCGGGTACATCCGCTTGTCCGCAGCACGGCGGAAAGTGGTCTGCACCTGACCGGCCGACATGATCTTCGGGACAACGAAGACGCGGGGGAACCCGAAGTCGTTCTTCGCGAGGATCGCACAGGCGAGGGTCGCGAAGTTCGTGGAAAGGGTCAGCGTCTTCTTGCCGGGAACGCCGGTGGCCTGCGCCTGGGTGGCAATCGAGCCGCCACCGCCATACGCGAGGTTGATGTTCGCCAGCGTCTCTTCCGCGAGGGACGTCGTAATCGTGAACGTGGCCGTCTGGACCAACGACGCGACCGGAATCGGCGTTTCCTCGACCTGAATGTTGTTCATGTTCGGCGAGAACTGAAGCTGGACGCCCTGATCGGTCGAGCCCACGTAGTTCCAACCGATCCACTTGGACTGGTCACCAAGGTCGATGTCCGCCGGAAGTGCGGTGGCGAACTGTGCCGTGTACAGGTAACCGGTACCGAACAGGACCTCCTGCGTCAGAATGCTCGGGGGCAGGAACTGAGTGCCAAGGTTCGGCATAACCCCGTCCTCCTTTCGTTATTGCGCCGTTATCGGGGTTGCTTGCACGAGCCCGACGCTAACCGACGTGATCGGCGATATGTCGACGTAGGTGTTCCCGTCCGCTTGCTTGTAGTTGACCGGGTGGAACCCGCCAACCAGATACGTCTTGCCGGCCGGGATCGTTGCGATCGGCATCTGAGCTGACGCCGGAATTGCGCCTTCCTTGGCGACCAACGGGCTGACCTGCTCGGTGAGGGTGATCGGCGCACCGCCACCGTTGTTGACGACAAGCAAGTGCTGGCCGTTGTTCACCCACTGGACGCCGGTATTCGCACCAATCGGCGTTAGTGCCGCCGCCGTAACGTCGACACCCGCACGGCTGGACGCGACGGGGTTAAGGGCTAGGCGTGCCACCGGTTGCCTCCTCGTCTGCCTGGTTGATGAGTGTTACTCCCGCCGCTTCGGCGGAATCGAGTAGCGCCGAAGCCTGCTGCGGCGTGAACGACCGGTATTCATCGGCCACGACCGTGGCGTCGATTACCGCGAACTCGGAGATGCTCGGGTCATCGACCTTCAGCATGACGGCATCGGCGGGAGCATCCGGTGCAACTTCGATCAGCGGTGAACCAGCTGGAACGCCAGTCCCTCCGTCATCATGCACCGCCCCCGCGCTATCCACCGGAGGCGCCCCGGCCGGAGCAGCAGAAGACGCGGGGGCGGCAGTCTCTTCGGTCCATCCTTCGGATTCGGTCATAGTCCGACCACCATTCGATAGTTACTTACGTACTCGAAGCGATCGCCGTCATCCGGCGGCCCCAGCGGTGCCGGTGCACTGCCGATTCGATCGAGCGCTTGGAAGCGGGTACTTCCGATCAGCATCGGCAGTGGCGCACCCAGTAGCAACGCGTCGTACTGCTTAGCCATTATCTCCGGACCGCTCTGGTCATTCGCATCCCCGCGTATCCGTAGCTGGAAGCTCTGATCGTCCAGCGACCCTTCGTCCAGCAGCCCGGCTCCACCGACAAAGGTAAACGTGGCCAGCACGGACGGCATCGGCGGAATGTACGGACCCCGATTGATTAGCTGCGCATCGAAGCCCAGCTGCAACAGGAAGCCGTTGAAGTCCTCCCACACCCACGCCACTACGCACCCCCGGGATGCCGTGGCGGCGCACCGGTGTGGTGCTCAACGTGGTGCCAAATGTACCCCAGCAGTGGACCCGGCAGCGGGATCAATCGGGCCTTCGCTCTCAGCTCTTCCTCGCTAAGCCGGCGGGCAAGTGGCGCACGATCGTAAACGGTGGAACCGTCCGAAGTGACGATCGGGTGTCCGGATCGGCGGAGATCGCCCCACAGTAGCGGTGCACGCTTCGCAACCCCGCCTTCACCGGCGAGATCTTCCATCGCGGAACGCATGCCACCGGTACCGCCATCCTCAAGGACCGTACGGGCGACTCGCTTGAGATAGTCGTCCCGGCTATCCATCAACGGTTGCGAGAGGTACTTGGCCTGTCCGCCTTGGGGGTGGTTCAGGTTAAGGTCTTCGTGCTGGCGCTGCGCGTACACCTGATCAACGACAACGGACCCGACAAGATCACCGCTCCCGACAATGCGGGAGAGCTCACTCATTCGTTCTCCGAAGTTACCGCTCATACCGAATCCTGCATCGCCGGGTCGGACTCCCATCCCGTTCCACGGGTTTCAATCTCCGTCCCGTCCGGACCACCGCTAGGACGAAGTACGAGACCGAAGTCCTCCTTGGTGAATGCCGTCGCGCCGTATAGCAACGGGTTAAACACCAGTGGTCTCGTCTCGGCCGGAACTGCATCCGTGACGGTCGGGGTGATGATGTCGATCTCGCTGTCACGAATCTGCTTCAGCGTAGCCGTGGCGTCCTGGTACAGCAGGTATACGGGGTCCTGCGCCGCCAGGTCCTTTCCCTTGCGATACGCGAGGGTACCGTAGTACGCTCCCAGCGCGAGAACGAGTCCTTTGAGCAGTGGCGGCACGTTGGTATCCGTGAACGCCTTACCCGTGGACGCGTCCACCACTGACTGACCACGCAATAGGTGCTGCGTCAGTTGGTCATCCGTGAGCTCGGCGCACGTTCCGGAGAAGTTACCGTCCGGTGCTACGGCCTCACGAATGTCGGCTGGAAGCGCATACGTCACTTGTCCGCGGCCTCCTCGTCCTTCTCTTCACCGAAGGCCGGTGTGGGCACGCGGGGGCGCCAGAGACGGTCGATCTCGTCCTTGGTCGCCTTCCGGACGGCCCCGCGATCCCGGAGTTCGGTTGCCACCGATCGCGGCATCTCCTGGACCGAATCGGCGTACAGCAGCTGACCGTTGAGTGGGACGTTGTGCAGCATGTACGCCTTGACCGTCGGGTCATCGACCTTCGCCGGTGTCGTCATTCCTCCTCCTACTCTGCCGGCAGCGTCGTGCCACCTGCTGGCGGTGCGGCCGTGGTAACACCGGTCAGCATGCACACGGCCTGCGGCTGGTCGACACCGATTGCCGATGCCCGCTGTACGTCGGAACGCCACGTCTTGCGTGGCTCATCCCGGTAAAGCGGACTCGCCGTGAGCGGAATCTCATCGCTGTAGAAGCCGAGGCGATTCCGTTGCATGACGAAGGCGGAACCGGCCGGGCACTGCCGGGAGACCAGAACGTCGAGGTTCATGATCTTGTTCGGCAGGAGGCCGGTGTACTGGATCGAATCGGTGGCCGCGTCGCCAATGTACGGCTTCGCGAAGTCCGCCGACTTGAAGATGGCCAGCTTGGCCGTGTGGTCGATGATCAGCGTGTCCGGTTCGAACCCGAAGAAGTTCTGGCCCTGGGCGTCGTACGCTGCGTTCTCGACCAGCCAGATCGCGTCCGAGATGTGCGTTCGGAGGATCCCCGCGCTGGATGGCGTCGGGTCACCGCCGAGCGCCTTCGTACCGTCCCACGCGTCCGATGATGCGATCGCGTACGTACTAGTGGACGGAATGTTCGCCACGAGCAAGGTGAAGAACGCCTGGTTCCAGTTCTTGACCATCGTGTTCTTGACCTGCGTGAGCTGCCGGTTCACGGGGTCCACGATCTGCCTCCGGCGCATCGCGTCGGACACCTGGATCGCCAGTGAGCGCTCATAGCTGTACGCCACGAGCAGTTCCCCGACCGCCGCTGCGACAGCCGGCACTTCGGCGAACTCAGCACGGATGTCCGAGTCATTCTGCGCGAACAGCGGCGTGGACCGCTCGAACCGGACTGCTCCGGACTCGTTCATACCGGCATTCCGGAGCACTGACTCCACGATGAACTCGTTCGACATCAGGTCGAGAATCAGCGCCGGAATGCGCAGTGGGTCCTTCAGATAGTCGTCAACGGTGATTCTCTGGCCGTCATACGAGCTAGCTATCGGGAACGTCTGCGTAACCACCCGGTCCCTCCTTTCCTAGTTGAGTGGTTGTCCGTTCAGAGGTTCGGCCCGATACGGGCACGAGCCACTGTTCCGGCGCCGGCCACACCAAGGGGCTCGGTGCAACGGCCAACGACCGTGTCAAACGTACCCGCACCGATTGTCTTGACCTGACCGGTGGCGTCCGCCGCCAGCAGCACCCCGAATGTCGCGGCCGAGTTGTACGTGACGCGAATGTCCACGCCGTACGCAACGGCCAGGTAGTCGGGGTTCTGGGCGATGTTCGCCGGGTTCTGTGCATCCTGGGACGTGCGGACACCGGCGTCGTGAAGCGCAACTCCCAGGCAGGATATTGCGTTCGCCGTCGCGGTCTTCACATTCCCGAGGACGCCGTCCGGCATGACCAGCTGACCGCCAAGAACGGTCGAGATGACCGGGTACGAGACCGGACCCTGTCTGACGTAAGGAACGACGCCTGGCATCGGCTACGGCCCTCCTCTCCTATTCTTCGAGCTACTTCTCGAGTGGTTTCGATCAGAGACCGAATGCGGAACGCGCGGCCTTGACGAAGTCCTTCGTCTCTTCCCGCGAACGCTCGTCCTCCTCCTTCTCCTCGTCGTCCTCCAGCCCGTTGCCGATGACGCTGGACAGGTCGAGCAGCTTGATCTGCTTGCCGAGCTCCGTGAGGACGCGACGCATGACCGCACCGGCGTCGATCTCGTCGCCACCGGAAAGCTCGATCACGTGACCGGACCCTTCCAGCAGCGGCCGGGCCAGGTCCACGATCTTCGGCGGAATGCCGAGCTGCCGCGCGAAGGTATCGCGCTCCGCCGTGAACGCCTGGTCGTCCATCACCGCCTGCATCTGACCGATCTGGTCGTTCTGATCGGCGAGCTGGATCTGCGTGAGTTCCAGCGTCCGGGAACGGCGAGGCCGGTTGGATGCCGATACGAGTTGCGGCTCCAGGTCCTCCTCCTCCTCTTCCTCCTCGTCCCCTTCCTCGAGCTCGGCAGCCGCGATCATCTCATCGAGCTCCTCATCGGTGAGCTCTTCCTCGTCCTCGATCTCAGCGTCGACCTCGTCTTCCGCAACGAGTTCGTCGACAAGGCCTTCGAGGTCTTCGTCCTTGGCATTCCGGGCCTTCTTGAGCAGCGCGAGAAGCGCGTCCCGGTCCTCCTTGCTGAATGCCACCTTGTCCGTCCCTCCTTCCGTTCCTCCGAACGATTCATCGGAGAGGTCGACCACTTCGACGTCACCGATCTGCTGGGAAAGCGCTACGGGCACTTCGACCTGCTGCCAGCTGCGCATTCCGGTGATTCGCGGGTCAAGCGTAGCCAACACGTGTTGCAGTGCCTGCGGCCACACCTTGCCGTCCGATCGCTGATACTCCTCATAGATCCGTGCACTAACCCCGAGTTCGGGATTGGTCGCCAGCAGCTCTTCACCGGCCTCCGTTGGCTCGAGCAACAGGTCCAGCCCGTCATTCGTCATCTCGAGCCCAACGATCTTGCCGCGGTAGCGCTCCGGGTCGTTCGTGTGCTTGTTGTCATCCGGCGCCAACTGGAACGGTACCTGGTTGAACGCCTTGTCCTTGAACGCCCGCACCAGTCCGGTGAGGTACTCCTTGTCGAAGCGGATCTGCCGCCCCTTGTACGTGATCTCGCCCAACGGGAGCAGTTGCGTACGCCAGAGACCGTTGCCCAGATCGATTGCCGTTCCCCGGGAACGCGGGGACAGGAGACCGTGTGCGCTCATCGCTGTCGTGGTCCCTTCTTACCGGGTGCGAACTGCGGGATCTTCTCTCCACGGAGTACCCGACCTCGGGCCAGCTTGCGTGCTTGCGCCGGGGACCAGCCTCTCGCGATCAGCCCCTTCGCCAGGGCTTCGATCGTGTCAGCCTGGCCGGCGGACGGTTTTACTCCGACCGGTGCAGCCAAGCGCGGTGGGGCCTTACCCTCACCGGAAGCCTTACGCCTGGCCGCCCCCGCGGTGCCCTTCGGTGGCTTCGGACGACCCTTTGCCGTGGTCATTGCTCGCTCATGCCCGACTCCGGCCCGCTTGGCCTGTGCATACGTCCGTTGTCGCTCAGGCGACATACGGGTCACTTCGGACTGCCGCTGCAGCACCGACTTGCCGGTCGTAGGGGCACTCGTGGAAGTGGTTGCCGTTACCGGAGTACGGCGACGACGGGACGTACTTGGGGCTCCCGCAGCCCTAGTAGTCCCGCCGCCACCACCCGCGCCCGCCCGGCGCGTCTTCCGGGATTGTCTGACGGCCCGCTCGGCCTTAAGCCGCTCCGGGTGTCCCTGCGGGTGCGCTTTCCTTGCCGCAGTACGAGCCTTGAGCAACTCGGAGTGTGCTGGCCCCGAACCCGGTGGCTCCTTGGCGGCCGCATGCGTGTGAATCGCCGGTGCGACCTTGGCCGCGACGCGCTTACCCTCCGGGCTCGCCATTCGCTTAGCTGCGACACCCGCTCCGGGCCGCAATTGACGGGCGACCTCACTGGGGCTCGGCGTCTCGGCCTTTGCGGCCTGCGCCTGAAGTCGCTTAAACGCAGCGGGATTCGTGGATGGCCGACCGTATTCGTCGCGGGGCCCGATATTGCCGGCCAGATACGAGCGGACCGTTGCAGCGGCATCCTCGGGCGACAATTTACCGGACTTCGACTTGGCCGGCGGGGCAATTCCGTGGTGCTGATCGTGCTGCTGGCGCAGTTGACTCATCGTCAATTGCGGACCGTTCGCAACCGTGTCGTTCTTGTGCACTCCGACAAGGTGACCCTCGAGAGCCGTCCGGTCACCCGCAAACTCGTTGGACGGTGCGGCGTTGTCCTCATGCGCATGGTTGTGCTGCCCACCGGTCGCCGGGTGCCGCGATTCCATCGTTGATGCGGCGTACTTCTTCGCTCGGCTTTCCGAGTTCTTGCCTCCGAAGTGCTCGATTCCGCCGTCCCGTGAAACGCCAATATGACCGCTACCGGACGGGTAGTACGACCCGGGCGTGTGCCCTCTTGACGATTTCGGCGGAGTGACCAGCTTCGGCGCTAGGTCGGAGGGTTTGCCGGTCGGGGCACGTTCACCGCCGGACACGGAATCGCCGGGTGCGAGCTTTCCGGCCTTTATCCCGCCCTTCGGAGCTCCCTCGCCACCGTAAACGTGCGTGACCATGCCCTCGTGCGAGCCGAGTCGCTCACCTTTCCGGGTGCGAATGTCGATCTTGCCACCCGTACCACGGCTAACGACCTGGCCGTATGCGGGACCGGCCATTCGGGAAACCCGAACATGCTGACCGACCTTGGCCTTGTGTCCCTGCGGTCCGCTGACCTTGATCCAGCCGTGGATATACCCCTTCGGGCCGACCAGCTCAACGACCTTGCCGTGGCCGTTGGAGGAGAAGTTCTTTCCGGAGCGCGCAGCAACTCCGGAACCCTTGCGCACCGAAATAGCGGGGGTACGAGAATAGACATACTTCGTACCGGACGGATGCACACTACGCTTCTGCTGCGCTATCTTGGTTGGGGACAGCGGAGCGTTACCGGGACCAGCACTCACGTGGGTAATCGATCCCGGATAGATCTCGCTATGCGCTGCGGCGCTACTTGCTGGATGCCCGTGATCGACAACGTGGAGACGCGAACCCTTGGCCTTGATCCCGGCGATATGACCGGTCCGGTGCGGGCTCTCTCCGGGTCGCCCTCCGTGCGGTTCGACCCACCGAACGATGTCTCCGACTTGCAGTCCGTGCTTCTGCCCGTGCAGGTTGCCAATCGCGTGAGTCGATCCCGTCAGTATAGCTCCGGGCTTGCCGACGAAATGCCACCCGTGTTCGTAACCCTTTGGGCCGACAAGCTCAACGACATGCGTAAGCTCCCACAGCGTTCCGTCCTGCCGAGACAGCTCCAACGCCGCTTCGAGGGCGTTGGCCATTGCCTTCGCGCCCTGGGTATTGTCGGCCCACGACCCCTTGACGGTTCCCCACGCACCGAGTGCCCGTGCGCGCTTCCGGATCAGCCGTCCTAGTGCCGGGCGCTTACCGGCCGCAGCACGTCCAACCGCCCTGATCGCCTTCTTGAGGTACCCGGTATTCGGGATCGGGAACGATTTGTCGGGAAGAGCTTTCCCAGCGGCTGCTAGCTTCCTGCGACCCGCGGCGCGCTCATGCACCGGTGTCTTTACGGCTGCCACTGCTCACCTCACTTTCCTCGGAGAGAAAGCAACCGCAAGCCCGGGTAGAACCCTGCATCACTGCGGGTGTCAACCTCAGCCTTTGCGGTCAGGAGGTGATCGGGAGATCACCCCTTATTTACCCACTGCTTACGCGGTCTAAACCGTTTCCGGTCCTTTACACGCGTGTAATTCTAAACGGGTTCCACCTCCCACGGGCCGAATTGCGCGGTAACCGTTTTGCCACTTGCCGTAACGTCAACGCGCCACCACGTAACCGCGGGGGTGGACAGATCGGTTCCTGGAACGGCGAACTGCGTTATCCCGGCCGTAGGTGGCGGAAGAGTCGTTCCGGTATACGAGTGGTAGCTCGGATCCGAATCCGGGACGTCCCGCGAGAGCTTGGTCACCAGATGACAGACCTTTCCGGTTAGGTCCAGCGGTTGCTGTTTGCCGCCGACAAGTGGCAGGCTCGGATCCGTTAGCGCTGCCGTTACGGTGACGTCATTGTTCTGGCGCACGTGCAGGTGCACGATTGCGCTTTCGCCGGTCATTGAACCTCCACGGTAATCCCAAGATTAGCCACAACGATATGGTCAATTGCCACCGTTTGCACCCGCACCGTAGTACCGATTGTCCCGATCCGCACTGTTGCACTGTATGCGAGGAGGCGCACCACGCAGCCGATGATCTGCGGCAGGACGGCAAGTGCCAGCGAAACGATCTGGCCGGTTGCATGCGAAACGGTAACCGCACTTCCGGCCAAGCCCAACCGAACGCCTAGGATACCGATTGCCAGTGACGACGTTACGGCCGTTCCCGCGATGACCAGCCGTTCGATCAGTACCCCGGACGCAACGGACACCGTAACCGCGGTGCCAGCTAGGATATCCTTCGGGGCCAGTACTCCCGAGGCAAGCGAAACGGTTGACGCAGTTCCGGCGATAACAAGCGGCGTCAGGGTGAACGCTCCGGCCGCAGTGCTCGTACTGGCCGCCGTTCCGGCAATAGCTGCCAGCAGAGTCAGCGCGCCACTGGCGGTACTCACCTTTGCGGCCGTACCACCGAGGGACCAAACGGTCGGACCAGCTCCGGAGGTAATTGCGCCGGTAGCACTCGAGACGGTTACGGCGGTTCCCGCGATCAGCGCGGGGAGGAGAGCCCCGGTGGCAACCGAAAGCGTCACCGCGGTTCCGGCGATTGTTAGCCGCAGCGTTAGCGCTCCGGTTGCCACCGAGACGGTAACCGCCGTGCCAGCG